GCGTCAATCCATGAGATGCCACATCGCGACACCGCTGACGTGCAGGAGTTTGGAAACGAGGCGGAACGGATCCCCATGTCCTTGTATTTCATCGGCGAAAATTGCGACCTCGCTGCTGATGCGTTTTACGCTGCCCTCCGGGAGCCAGGCCGCGCTAAATTGAAACATCCCCGCTGGGGAGACATCGACGTGCTCCCGCTCACTCGCAGTCAGACGGAAAACCTTATAGATGAAATCTGGTGCGCGAAGATTCAAGTCGAATTCGTCGAGGCCCCCGATCCTAAGAGCCTGGTGGTCACGACGACTACGGCGGCAGCGATCCAGAGCGCGGCGGAGCTGGAGGCTGCGGAGGCTTCGGAGGCCGCAGCCGAGCAGATGGAAGTGACCGACATAATAGAATCGGCACAAGTACAGGCTAAGACCCTGGACCGCGTAGCGGCTGCGCTGGATAAGCTCAAGGCTATGACCGTGACCATGGACGAGATGCGCTCGCAGGTGGTGGCCAAGGGACGCGAGATAGAGCGGAATATCTCGGAGCTCGTGAATACGCCCCTCGAGCTCGCCAATTCCTTCTACGCTCTCATGCGTGCGCCGGCGCTTGCCGGAACTTCAATTATCTCCAAAGTTACCGGATACGCCAGTCTCATCGCCTCCGGGATCGCCGACCTGGTGTCCGATCTTATTCCGGCGGTCCAGGCGACGGCCGCCATGGATATTCTTGGGACGACGATCGCGCTTGCGGAATGCACGACCGCTGGAATTTTGCTCTCCAGATCAGAGGCCATATCCGCGTACGATATGCTCACTGACTCTGCCGAGGATGTATACTCCGCCATCGAAGGTCTCACGGGGTATGTTCAGGATCCAGAGGTGCTGGCCCGAGTGCGCCAACTCGTCACCGATGCCAGGGCGCGCCTGCTCATGGAGTCGTACAGCCTGCCGACCGAGCGCACCATGGTGCTGGACGGAGATAGCACGCCCATACATCTATCCTACGAGCTTTACGGCGACCCAGAGCGTTTCGGAGATATCATCGATCAGAATCAACTAACCGGCGAATCCATCCTAGTCATCCCAAGGGGAATGGAGATCCGCTTCTATGAATGACCAGGTGCGGATTATCATCGACGGCAAGGAACTCAGCGGCTGGACCGGGTGCTCGATCTCTATGGCGGTTGATCAGGGCGCGGATGCGTTCTCTGTTGACGGACCATGGGATCCAGAGCGCCAGGAGCTCCGCGCGGCATTTCGTCCGTTCGGCTATCAGCGTGTGCAGCTCTATCTCGATGAGGACCTTTACCTGACAGGTTTCATCGACAAAATTGCTCCCGCAATATCCGCAAGCGACCGCAAGGTTAATGTCCAGGGTCGTTCTTTAACCGGTCAACTTGATTGCTCAATCTTCGGAGATCTCGAGTTTTACAACCTCACACTTGCACAGATAGCCCGCAAGCTCTGCAAGCCTTTCGGGGTTTCCGTCCGTGCAGACAACGACAGCGCTGCTATACCAGAGGCGCGTGCGGAATACGGTCAAGGCGTTTTCGATTTCCTCAATTCCCTGGCCGCGCCGCGGAACATCCTGCTGAATTGCAGCTACAAGGGCGAGCTGGTGCTCACGTGGGGTAATGCCCTGGTAGGGCGGGATCCGGTCGCACGCCTGATCGAGGGTGAATGGCCTATCGAGAGCGTGTCGGCGGAGTATGACAGCACGAAACGGTTTTCCCTCTACCGCGTGGCGACTCAATTCGCCGGCGTCGCGGATGTAATCGATACAGCCTATGATAACGGTGTCGGAGTATATCGCCCGCGCCTTATGGCGGCCGTCGATGCGGTGGCCTCTCCGACCGATGAGACATCCTCAGAAACGCTGGACGCGCAGGAGGCTGCGGCCCGTGACAAGGCCGTGAAGTCGCGGACTGCAGCACGCCTGCGCGCGGAGGCCCTCGCCGCTTCCGGTCCCGTCTCCGCCACGGTTTCAGGCTGGCGGCGTCCGGACGACAAGCGATGGGCCGAGCGTCAGGTCGTGACCCTGCTTGCGCCATCGGCCATGATCTACCGCGAGATGCCGTGGGTAATCGCGGGAGTCCAACTCACCGAAGACGTGAGCGGAGGACGCAAAACCTCACTCAGGCTCGTGCTCCCCGAGACGTACAGCGGGACGATGCCGCGGGAGGTGCCATGGGCCTCCTAGAGATGGCGACGGTCGTCCGCTCCTATACGGGGAAGCGGAACGGCGAACCAGGAAACACTGTTTTCGTCGAAGCCAACGGGCTCGGCGGAATCGGAATGAACGTCGAGGCATGGGCGCAGGCCGGTATTTTTTCCCGCCCACCGAAGGGGACACGCGGAGTGTTTGTTCCCCTCGGCCGAGGCCGCAATTGCGGCGTCATCATCGCCATGCATAACTACCAGGTAGTGATCGACTGGACGGAGGAGGGGGAGACAACAATATTTTCGACGACCGCGGACGGGCAAACAGTCAAGGCGCGAATTGACCTCAAGGCAGACGGGAATATTTACCTGAACGGAACGAGTAAGTACCTCGTGACATGGGGTGCGTTGAACGTGGCTTTGCAGAGTCTCATAACCGCTATCAATTCAGCACTTGCGGTCAAGCTTGATGGCGGAGGAACCGCTGGAATCCTGAGCATCAATATCGATGGAGCGAAGGCGACCACGCTGAGGACGGACGGATGAACTTCGACGGTGACGTGAAACTGCGGACCACAGAAGATGGCGGAGCGATCACCTTCAGCTCCGGCCAGCCCGAAATGGAATGCGGCCTCTCCACGGCCATATATATCAGCCTCGCCACGCGCCTGGGCTGGTGGGGAAACTCGGTTTCCACGGTAGCAGAGCGGATCGGCTGCGAATGCGAGGAGCTCGAGGACCGCGCCCTCAATAACAAAGTCCGGCTTGATATGGAGGAGGCGGCGCGACAGGCGTTGAAATGGATGGTTGACGAGGGTATCGCTGCGTCCGTTACCGTCGAGGTATCGATCCTATCTCCGATCGTGCTCGGGATGGAAATTACGATCGCGGAACCTTCAGGGGATCCCACGACTCTCCGCTATAAAATAAACTGGCAGGGTCAGCGCGCGGCGCTGGAGGAGGCATAGCAGATGTATACACCGCCGACCATCGCCGAAATCAAAACGCAGATCATAACCGATATTGAGGGTTCGATCGGTCAAACAATCCCGATTCTCCCGAAAGCATTCGTCCGTGTGCTCGCGACGGCTTTGGCCGGGGCACTCAGTCTGCTCTATAAATACGGAGGATGGAATTATAAGCAGATTTTTCCGCAGACGGCCGACATCGATGCTCTTAACCTCATTGCCGGTCAGTATGACCTAACAAGGATACCAGCGGTTAGCGCAATATTGACCGCAACCGCCACAGGGGAAAACGGGACGATAATTCCATCCGGGACAATCTGGATTTTTGGAGAACTCGCGTATAGCCAAACCGCGGCCGTCGAAATAGCTTTGGGCACTGCGACAATCACGGTCGAGTGCTTGACGGATGGAGATTCCGGGAACCGCGATAATGGAGATGAACTCTCCCTGTCCTCCCCAATTTCCGGAGTGGATGGAATAGCGACCGTTGCATCAACCGTCACGAGCGGAGAAGACCAGGAAGACATAGATGATTTCCGTACCCGCATCATGGAGCGCATCCAAAGGCAGCCGCAGGGTGGCTCCACCGCTGATTTCGTATCATGGACCCGGGAAGTAGCAGGGATCGTGAAGGCATTCGCAATCCGAACTGCGCCAGGCGAAGTCACTGTGTACCCCCTGCAGGCAATCACCGGGACCGCGCGGATCCCGAACTCCTCAAAAATCACCGAAGTGCAAACCTATGTCTCCGATCCTATTCGGCGTCCTCTCTGCGCGGATGTTATAGCAGCCGCTATGACTGAATTGAGCGTGAATATTACAATCACCGGGCTTTCGCCGGATGACGCAGATAAAAAAACAGAAATCGAAGACGCAATAACCGCCTACCTCTATGCAGCCTACCCACGGCAGTATCCTGACGAGGTAGACCCGACCGATGTCATCTCAATTGCCGCAATCTGGGCAATCATCTATTCCGTTGAAGCCACAGCCACAGCGGTATCGATGACAGTCAGTGCGACGCCCTACACTGCATATACACTTGGCGAAGATGAAATAGCGAAATTGGATGTGCTCACATGGGCGTGATGCAGACTGTTCTCGAGCTGCTCTTTCCCCGAGGGAGGGCATGGTCTCTCTCTGGGGATACTGGCAAACTGGTTGAAGGAATTGGCACGACACTTGAACGTCCGAAGGTTGCGCTTCGTGGAGTCGTAGCCGAATCGCTACCAGGAACAGCCACAGAGACGCTTCCGGAATGGCATGCCGCACTTGGCCAGAAATACGATTCCTCAGTGCCGATCGAAGATCAAAGGATTAAACTTGCCGCAGTTCTCACATCCATTGGAGGAGTGGATATCGTTCGACTTAACGCCCAAATTCAAAAAGAATTGCCCAATTGCTACGTCGCAGAGCCGGAGATGCCTGAGCAAATACCTAACTGCTACTATGTGGGGAACATACTGCCTCCACTTACTGATGAGGAATATATCAGGCTTTTCATAATCCTCGCGTATTATGCTCCTCTTCATCTTCAGCCCATAGAGATATTCGACATCATCTTGGACAACGGTGATTTGCTTGCTCTCGATGAAGGGGATCATCTGATAGCTCTTTTATTATTGCCTACATAGGGAGGGGAATTGAAATGGCACAGAGACGAATTGGAGAATTACCAGCCGTCACCAGCTTATCCTCGGCTGATTTACTGCACATTGTCCAAAGCTCTCTCGATAAACAAGGCACTCTCACACAATTGGAGCGATTCCTATCTGGCGGGACACTTGTCAGTGCTAATACTGTTCTGTCCGGGAATAAAAAATACAAGGCAAGCGGCGTTATAGACCTGACGTTGCCATCCTCCGCAGCGGAAGGCGACAGGATAGAGATTTTCTCTGAAGACATGGTTCGTATTTTACAGAGCGATGCGCAGCATGGGATGAGTTACTTAAATAAATGGTGGACCACGAAGGGAACGGCGGGGTATCTGCAATTAAAATCAAAAAACAAAATATCTCTCCAGTATAAGGGAAATGGGAATAGTAAAATTGATCCAGGATTGAAGCTCGCGGACCCCGCGACTCTACCGGCGGGTGGTGGAAATGGTTGTGCATTCTCCGCCGACGGCAATTACCTCGCGGTCGCTCATACCACAACGCCGTTCATCACGATCTACAAGAGATCGGGGGATACGTTCACGAAACTCGCGAACCCCGCGACTCTA